GCTCCTCGAGCTGAACCAGGCCGGCACGCGCAAGGTGACGGCGGAGGTGGTGCGCGAGGCGAAGGCGCTGCACGCGCAGGGGATGAGCATGGCGGACATTGCGCGCATCCTGCGGGTGTCGCGGACGGCGGTGAGCCTGGTGGTGCGCGACAAGTACCCGGTGGCGATCCCCGAGGTGGAGGAGGCGGCGAAGCCTTCGGCCGGCGAGATCCTGGAGGGCTGGATCGAGCGCGAGCAGAGGCGCCTGGTGGCGCATCTGACGCAGGAAGGGGGTGCGGCATGAAGACGACGAGCGGGCAGACAGCGGCGCAGCAGGTGGATTTCTGCGGGGCGATGCCGGGCGCGTTCTACGATCTGGAGCAGCGGATGCAGTCGCTGCAGGCGGTGGCGCGGATGATTCCGGTGATCGGCGCGGAGAACGGTGCGCCGAGCGCGGTGGAGGTGGAGATCGTCCTGGCGAACAACCTGGTGGCGGCGGTGGAGGACCTGATGCACCTGGCGATGCAGGACCTGGAGCTGCTGCGGTTCGAGCTGGCCGGCGGGGCGGATCCGGGGGCTGCCGGGACGGGATCGGCGCCTTCTGCTGCGGCGGATGGGGTCAGCGCTGCGGGAATGCCTCTGAGACAAAAGTTACCGTCTAGTTAACGCGGGTGTTTTGCCGCCGGAGTATCTCGGGTACTCCGGCAGGCTGAAATCGCTCCTGGCGCGATTGTGGGCCTCGGCTGTTGCCGGGGCCTTCTTCCGTCTGGGGGGAGCTTCTGGGGGGAGCCGGTCAGTAGAGGACGGCTGGGGCGAGCGGCTTGTTGGCGGGTGGCTGGTCGCCGGAGTCCGGGAGGCCGCCCGGGAAGATGTCGGCAAGTTCGTCGGAGGTGGGGTCGTCGTCGGTGGCGTCGATCAGGACGGGGTAGTCGGCGACGAGGTCTTCGGGCAGGCGATGGTCAAGGCCGATGATGGCGGCGAGGTCCGCCCGGCTCTGCAGGGGGCCGCGGGCAAGGAGGTGGCTTGCTGGCCAGGGGTGCAGGGGGACGACGCCGGCGCGCTGCCAGCGGCGGACGTGGGCGGCGCCCGGTCCGCTGACGGCGCCGGATTCGTCGTCCCAGTCGAGGACGAGCGGGCCGGCGTCGTCCGGGACGATGGGCTGGCAGATGAAGTGGTGGATCATTTCCGGGGGCTCCAGTGGAAGAGGAGGCCGAGGGTGAGGTCGACCATCTCGCTGTCTAGAGTATAGATGCTGCGGAGCATTTCCACGGGAGAAAATCCGCTTTTTGCCGGGACTGCGGCGCCGAGGACGGCCTGCATGGCGACGGCCATGACTTCGGCGGCGCGTTCGCCATATGGCCCCTGGGATGTCCTCCCCTGGTAGGGCATGAAATAGCGGTCCTCGCGGGTGACTTCATCGACGCCGTAGCGTGGATTTCCCGTGAAGTCGCGCAGGCGCTTGAGGGGGGCACCATGGGTGCGGCGGTCGTGGAGCTGCTGATACCATGAGTCGAGATCGGGCATGGCGTACTGCAGGCGGTGGGCGAATTCGTGGATGGCGACGTCGACGGCGTCCGCGGTTCCCATGAGCATGTAGCCTGATCCCCTCTGGACAGTTACCTCGCCGAAGTTTGCGAGGCGGTAAGAATAGCCGACGTGGATTTCCTCAAATCCTTGGTAATAGGACCGCGCGCCCCGCTTGAGGCGGGCGTATAGGGGTCCGGCCTGGTCGGATGCGGCGGTCCAGGTGTTGGGGTAAAGCCGGCTGGCGGCCTTGATGAGGTCGGCGGCTTCGCCGCGCGAGGCGACGGTGCAGGGGGTGGAGATGCCGACTTCTGCTTCGAGGCGGGCGAGGAGTGCGGCGTGGAAGCCGCGCGGGTTGGTGGCGGCGCTGGGGAGGCTTTGGGCGATGGCGCGGCCGGCGGCGATGTAGTCGTCGAGGGTGACGGGGGCGGCGGCCGGCGGGGCGGCGGCCGGCGGGGCGAGGAGTTCGTCGGCGCGGGCCTGTTTGTCGGCGAGCATGCGGTCGATGGCGGTCTTGCGCGCGGCCGGTGGGTAGTGGAAGGCGGGGTCGACGCCGGCGGGGATGCTCTGGGTCTGGCCGGTGCGGGCGTTGGTGTAGTCGTACCAGGTTTCGCCGGGGGCGCGGTCGGGGCGGTTCTTGCCGAGGCGCTGGAGCTGGCGCTCGCCGAGCTGGATGACGCGGCATTTGCAGCCCCAGGCCTTGACGGGGTAGTGGCGTTGCCACCAGGGGTCGTCGACGGGGAGGACGAGGCCGTCCCAGGCGGCGTGCTCGGGGCGCTCGTGGGCGCTCGGGGTGTGGTCGTAGAGGAGGTACGGAAGGGCGCCCTTGGCGGCCTGGATGCGCTGCCATTGGCCTTCGGCGTGGGCGGTGCGCAGGTTGGTGTCGTAGATGACCTTGAGGCGGCGCGGGCTGCCGAGCTGGGCGCTGACGGTCTGGCCGGTCTTGGGGTCGACGACGTCCTGGCGGCCCCACCAGCCGCGCTGGATGAGGTTGGGGCGCAGCTCGTCGCGGAACTGCTTGAGGGTGGTGCCGTTGGCGAGCGCGGCGTCGACGGCGGCACGGATGTCGACGAGGAGATCGAGTTCCATGGCCTTGGCGACGGTGAAGGCGGTCTGGTGCTCCTGCTGCCAGACGTCGCGGTAGTCGAAGCCGATCTTGTAGCCCTTGGCGCGGAAGTAGTCGATGGCTTCCTGCGGGGGGAGGAGTTTGAGGGTGATCATGGGGCGCGCTGTTCCGATGCCGGCGCGACATACCACGGGCGCCCGTCCAGCCGGCATGCGGTGGCGTTGATCCGCTGTGCGGGCGCCTGTAGCGCTGTCCGCAGGGCGGCCGGTAGCTGGTTGAGCATGTTCCAGTTCGCTTCCATCTGGCAGCCGTCGCACGGCGGTTGACCCGTGCCGAGGCAGTAGCGGGTGATTCCGGCTTCGCTCATAGCTGTCCGTCAGGCGCGAGATCGGGCCAAAGTGCTCTGGCAACGGCGGGCCATGGGTGGCCGTAGGCGAGCATCTGGCTCGGGAGTGCCGCGGGGAGGTTGAGTTCGACGAGGGCTCCGAGGGCGCTGCGCAGGGCGGGGATGCGATCGGTGAGGGTTTCGTGGATGCGGAAGTGCTCGCTGCGCGCGCGCTCGAGTTCGGCGGTGAGGGCGGCGATTTCTGCGGCCTGCTCCTGGAGGCGCTCGGCGGCCTCTGCGATAGCGGCGTTGGCGACGCCGTCGTCGCTGAGGATCGTCCGCGCGAGGTGTTGCATGGCTGCGATCAGGACCGTGGTTTCGGTGCTGGGGGCGGATTTCATGCGCCCTCCTCCGGCAAGCCGGCGGGGGGCGCTTCGTTGCCACAGGCCTCGAAACCGGGACGGGCCTGCCTGGCGAAGATGTCGATGCGCGGGCCGTCGCACAGTTCGGCGATCATGGCGTAGGCCTCTGCGGGTTTTTCGCTGTGGCGCCTGGGGCGCTTCCAGTGGTGGGTCTGCACCGGGGCGGGAAGTACGATTTTGGCGCCGGGCAGGACGCCACGGAGCAGGAATTCAGCGTCGTGCCGCATCCAGAGACCCAGGCCAGGCGGTTTCTGCCAGATGTGCAGGCCGGCGTAGCGGAAGCCCCACAGCTCCATCAGTAGACCGGCGTCAGCCATCTGGCGACTGGGGAACCACATCCAAAGGCTGGCGCCTTCAGCGGCGAGATCCGGAATCCTCAGTGCGGCGAGTTGGATCCCGGTCATGGTCTGGTACGGGATGACGACATTCGAGCCGCCCTTCAGGCTGCGCGCTTCGCCCGGCCCTGGCCACGGCGGGTCAATCACGATGGTCTTGTAGCGCTGTGGCTCGGTGGGCACTTCGGGACCCGGATGTGTGGCGCTCATCATGCGCCCTCCCCTGCCCTGCCCGGCACGGCGCGGCCGGCGACGTAGGCGGCGAAGAGGCCGCGGGCGAGGAGGTCGGCGACGGCGGTGGTGTCCATGCTGCTGATGACTGCGGGCAGGCGGTCGCGAAATTCTTCGAGGGTGGCGGCGTCGCGTGCGAGGCGGTCGATGGGGGCGAGCAGGCCGTCGACGGTGGGCTGCCATTCTTCGCCCATGAGGTCGGCGAGATCGTCGAGGGCGTCGCGCTCGGCGGCCTGGCGGGCGCTGGCGGCGAGGGCCGCGATGGCGGCTGGTTGGGTGTCTGCCGGGTCGTCGGCGGGGTCCTGTTCCTGGTCGGCCGGTGGCGTGCCCGATGCGGGCGGCTTGCCGGCGGCGGGCGGATCGGCGCCGAGGGTGGGCTCGTCGTCGGCGGCCTCGGGGATGCGGAGCTTCTCGTGCACCCAGGCGGTGGGGATGCGACGCATGCCGGCGGCGACGAGCCTGGGGAGGCTTTCGGCGTAGGCGGCGAGGTCTTCTGGTTCGCTGGTGTCGAAGATGAGGCGCGGGCAGCGGGCGAGGCTGTCGATGCCGCCGCGGTTGAGGGCGAGGAGCGGGTAGAGGAGGTCGCGGGTGATGGTGGCGGCGAGCTGGCGGGCGTCGGCCTTGAGGATGTCCTGGCGGACCTGGTCGTGCAGGTCGGCGTTGCCGCTGCCGATGCCGGTGGACTTGGCTTCGGCGCTCATGGTCTGGCCGAGGATGGCCTTGGACTGGCTGCGCTCGGCCCAGTCGACCATGGCGAGGTGCGGGGAGGCGGCGCCGCTGGCGGTGACGGCCTGGATCTCGAGTTCCATCTCGGCGGGCATGATGGCGCGGGCGTCGTGGCCAAGGGCGGTGACGGCGCGCAGGAGGCTGGCTTTTTCGGCGTCTGTGGAGCCGGCTCCGTATTTGCCGGTGATCAACGGCAGGCCGAAGGTTTCGAGGAATTCGGCGAAGTCGCCGATGCTGAAGGCCTTGTAGAGGAAGGGCCAGACGAGGACGCGGTGCAGGCCCATGCGGCCGAGGTAGCCGGTCTTGGCCTGGCCGTAGGTGTGCGTGATCCAGCCGAAGGGCTGCAGGGGGGCGCCGTCGGCGGAGGCGTCGCGCAGCCGGAGTTCACGGCGGTTGCGGTCGAGGCGGAACCATTCCTGCGGGCGGGGGTGGAAGGATGGGAGGAGGTCGCGGCCGCTCCTGGCCCATTCAAGTTCTATGGTGGCGAAGCCGTGGCCGACGGCGTCCATGCAGGCGACGAGGAGGTCTTCGAAGGGGTCGGCGGCGTCGGTCAGGATCTCGGTGAGCCATTCGGCGCTCGCTTTTTCGGCGGCGGATGGGCGGCGCGGGGGTTCGATGGTCCAGTCGAGGCAGAGGGGGGCGCGGGTGCGCTTGCCCATTTCGGCGTAGAGGTGGGCGTCGCGCTCTTCCATGTCGGCGAAGAGGCGATGTTGCGCCAGCAGGTCGCCGTTGTCGGCCTGGCGCAGCGTGCTGGCCAGGCGCGCCGGCGTCAGACCGTCGAGCATCGGCGTCAGGTAGCTGCGGTCGAGGCTGGCGATGCGGCTGGTCTGTGGCTCGCGAAGGACCGACCGATCGATGGGCTTGCCGAACTGGTCGACCAGTCGCGCGGTGCTTTCCGGTGTAGCCATTACATCATTCTCCTGGAACTGCCGTACTCGCCGTCGTCCGCGGCGTCGGCATTGCCCCGACGGGCGATCGACTGGAAGCCGGCGCCGCCGCCGGCGCCGGCGAAACGCAGGGCGGCGTTCCAGAGCATTTCCAGGGCGTCCGGGCCGTCGTCGTGGTCGGCTTTGGGGAAGTGGCGCAGCTGCTCGATCAGCGTCGTCTGGCTGGGGTGCAGGCGGATCAGCCCGTTGGCCATGTGCGGTTGCAGGGTTTCGATGCGCAGCAGTTTGTCGCTGATCGGCTGCACCGCGCGCGCCGGCACGGGGATGCCGCGCGCGGCGCTGCGCTTGACCAGCTCGGAAAACAGGAAGGCCTGGAACTGGACCGTTTCGACGGCCCACAGCAGACAGCGGTATTCGGCCTGCAGGCTGATGATGTCCTCGATGATGCGATCCGGCAGCCGCTTCTTGATCTGCGCTTCGATCACGTCGAGGATGCCCGTCGCGCGGTTGAAGCCGCCGACGAGCAGGGCGGACGGGTCGCGGCTGGCGCCGGCCTTGCCCAGCGAGGGGTCACAGGCGCCGACCATTCGCCAGTCGGCCAGGCGCGACACCCAGAAGGTGATGACGCCGGCGAAGGGCGCGTTGTCGCCGGCGACCGGGTCGTTCTGATACTCCGAGTCGAAGGTGTCGTGGCCGTCGCGGGCACGGATCTTCATCAACGTCAGCAGCGGCCGGGAGGCCCAGGAGACGACCGCGCCGTCTTCCATTTCCGGGTGCAGGGCGTGGAAGGCCATCGCCGGATCTTCGCCCTGGTTGCGCAGGATCTCCTCCCAGCGCTCCCAGAGGTCCATGCGCTCGGGCCACGCCAGCAGCGCCTTGAAGCGCGCGGCGCGCCACAGGGGGTTGGCGAGCGTGCGGCTGAGCACCGAATCGTGATGCAGGATGGTACCGATATAGACCACGTCGAACTTGGCGCCGGCGCCGCCCAGCGGCAGCACGGTCTTGGTCAGCCAGCTCTGCAGCTTGTCGCGCTGCTCGGGATTGCGGACCTGCTCGTCGTTCTCGATGTCGTCCAGCACGCACAGGTCCGGGCGATAGGGGCCGTGCCGCAGGCCGCGCAGCTTCTTGCCCGAGCCGGCCACCTGGACCTTGGCGTCGTTGCGGGTGACGATGGTCGCCGCCTGCCAGACGCGCCCTTGACCACAGCCTTCCGGGAAGTCCATCGCCAGCCGCGGGTTGAACTCCAGCTCGGCCTTGATCGCTTCCAGCATCGGGTACGCCTGGTCGATCGAATCCATGACGATCACCGGGTAGCGCTTGCGGCCGGTGACCAGGCACCAGAGCACGAACAACTGCGACACCAGGGTGGACTTGGCTTCGCCGCGCGGCGCGGCGATGGCGTCGGTTGCTCCCTGGGCGCTGGCGACGATCTCCGGCAGGCGGGCGAACAGGTGCTTGTGCAACTCGCTCTGGTGCGGGCTGCGGACGTAGTGCGGGAAGTAGGTCGAGACGAAGTACTCAAAACTCGTCGTGGCCTGCGCCATGCGCTCGGCGCGCGCGATGGGGTCTGGCGAGAAGCCGGAGACCTCGGCTTCGATGCGCTGCCGCAACTGCGCGGCAAACGCCGCCAGGTCGTTAAACGCCTCCTTCTGGGAGAGCCGTTTGACGCCGGTCGCGCTGCTCACGCCCGCTGTCCCGCGGCATACGCTTCGACGGTGGCGAGCATCTTTTCCGCCGCGGCGGGGTGCAGGCGGACGAACAGCTCGGGCAGGCTCTTGATGGTGGGGTTTTTCCCGGCCAGCCGGTCGGCCTCGGGCATCATCCCC